CCTGTACTCCAGACAGCACCAATTAACCAAGCTCGCTTTGACCATGACCCAGTAGCAAGAACTTCATTGGGATTATTGATAGAACAACAGAGCACGAATTTATGGCTACAAAGTCAGTTTGCTAGTGGGTGGTCTACTACAAATAGCACTACAAGCCTATTAAATAATATTGCACCTGATGGTACTCAAACTGCATCTCTATTGGTGGATAACACTACAAATGGTGGTCACCTTGTTCAACAATTTGCTACCACCACTGCTACATCCCATACTATAAGTGTATATGCAAAAGCATATCAACTATCTAGCATAATGCTTTACAGCTATTGGGATAGTAAAGGAACTGGGTTTAACTTATCAACTGGCAATATATTTACAATTACAGGAGTGACACAAAATACATCCAATTCAATTACCCCAGTTGGCAACGGCTGGTATAGGTGTTCTATTACCTCCACAGCAACAGCACAGACTGGTGCAACAGGCGGTATTTATACAGTTTCTGGAACAACATTTAGCTACGCTGGAACAGGACAAGGAATCTATATCTGGGGTGCTCAACTCGAAGCCTTAGGATTCCCAACGTCTTATATCCCTACACAAGCAAGTCAAGTAACAAGGGCAGCAGATAACGCTAGTATGACTGGGGTGAACTTTAGTAGTTGGTATAACAATCAGCAGGGAGCACTATTTGCAAATTATAGAATGACAAACATAACTACAGTTTGTGGAATAAGTCTTAAATCTTCTATTAATAGCGGAAATATTATTAGCGTCGTAGATAATTCAAATAGTTTATCCGTTTACGTTAACGGCGCTGTATCAGCATCTTCAAATTTTGGAATCGTTACGCAAAATTTGCCATATAAGAACGCATTGTCTTATCAAGTTAATAATTTTGGTTTTAATAGGAATGGAGTTACTACGGTAACAAGTTCTTCTGGAGCAATACCCAGTTTTATAGATAATTGGACAATAACTAATATTAATGGGACTGTATCTAAATTTTCTTATTACCCAGTAGCCCTTACTGCAACTCAACTTCAATCCCTAACAGGAAGCTAATCATGCAAGATTTTTATCTCCGCTTTAATGACGAAGTACAAGCTACTTTAGTTCTCTATACCACTACTGTAACGGCTGAAACGCTGGATGAGGAAGGTAACATCGTTACTGAAGCCTCAGTAGAGGTAAAGCCTAACTACCAGAACATCGACACAATCGGTGTTATCTATGAGTCAGCACCAGAACCACTACCAGACCCATATACGCCTGTACCTTATGACGGCTGGTTTGTGAATGTGCGCTTAGTTGGTGAAGAAGATGCTGCAGCTTTACAGCCATTTAACATTGACCCAAAACCTTATCCAATGAGAGTTTGGGCGACCTAAATCAGCTATAATTTTTAAAAAGGATTTATATGTCTCAGACAGGCTTTACCCCTTTAAAAATCTATGCCAGTTCCGCGGTAGGGAATACTCCCTCCGCCTCTAACCTCATCAATGATACGTCAGGTTCAGAGCTGGCAATTAACATTGCTGACGGTAAATTATTCTATAAAGATAGCACTGGAACGGTTCAAGTGATTGCCACAAAAGCAAGCACTGTGAATGTGGCTTCTTTTTCAGGCGGTACAACAGGCTTAACCCCTAATACTGCTTCTACAGGTGCGATAACTCTTTCAGGAACTTTGGTTGCAGGTAACGGAGGAACTGGTGTAGCTACTCTTTCTGGATTAGCCTACGGTAACGGTACAAGCCCGTTCACAGCTGCTACAGCTGCTCAAGTGGTAGCAGTTATTGGTTCCACTGCAGTTACAAACGCTACTAACTCTGTCAATGCTACCAATTCAACAAATGCTACCAATTCAACAAATGCTACAAACGCCGTTCAATCTACAAAGATTACTAATTCAGGTGGATGGAGTGTAACTCCTAGCGGTACAAAATTGTATTTTAATTATAACGGTACAAATATAGGCTCATTAGATTCATCTGGAAACTTTATTGCTCTTGCTAACGTAACTGCATACGGAACACCGTAATGACTTTACCTTCTTCTGGAACTTTATCTTTACAACAAATTGCCGCTGAGTTTGGCGGAAGTAACCCTATTTCTTTAAATCAGTATTACAGAGGCGGCAGCTTAGTAAAAGATACTATTGCTAATGCTAGCATACCTGCTAGTGGTGCTATTTCTGTTTCTAATTTTTATAATGCTAGTAGTAATATTGTGCAGCTTACTAGTAGTTTTTCAGGGGCTGGTCTATCAGGCGGGGTTACTTACGTAACTTTTACAGGGCAAAATATTGGAGATTTACTTTTAGCTTTTGGTACTACTAATCAAAATGCTCCCAATGGAATTACCGCTGGATGGACAATTGCGGGGAATGCCTATGTAAGTAATAGAAGTTTAACTATAGCTTATAAATTTGCAGATACAACCGCAGCTGATACAATTTATTTTTATGGTTCAGGAGATAGCCCTTATTCCCATTGCGGTGGTATGCGGTTATTAAACGGTAAAGGTATTGGCGCTTTTGCTTTTAATACCAATGGAGGTACAACAGGTTCTCCGAGTATGCCTGCCCTTACACTACAAAAAACAAATGGCTCATCTGCAGTGGCTTGTGCAACTTATCTTATGGATGGTACAGGAGTTTCAACAGACCCAGCATCTATATTTACAAATGGCATGGGGTTTGTAGCAGGGGTTACTTACTATAATGGTGGAGTTATATATGATTATCCTACCGTAAATATAGGTTGTTCTGTTGAAATTTTAGCTTAAGGAAAAATATGATATACGCCACAATACCAAATCAAGACCCAACTCCAAAACCAATTCCATGCAAATAAATTTAAGGGTAAAACGCTAGCCCATTTTTAGCGTAAATTAAAGGAAATAAAATGAATTTAACAGTAGATCTTGTAAATGGCATTCTTCAATATTTAGGTAATCGCCCATATGTTGAAGTGGCACATTTAATAACTGGCATTCAAACTGAGGCTGCTGCTCAAGCACCTGCGGCAGATATTGATCCTGCTGAACCCGCGTCACAAGCTGCGGAGTAAACCATGGATTGGTCAGCTGTTATAGGTGTCGCTGCAATCATCGTTACTATTTTTAACGGTGTTGTGGGATATTGGGTAAAACAAGTCTCAAAAAGCCAAGATAACCTCACAGCTGATCACCGAGCTATTGCCAAAGATTTAAGAAGTCTTGAAATCAGAGTATCAGATGAATACGTCAAAAAGTCAGATATAAATTCTAGATTTGATCGAATAGACATGCTCCTTGATAAAATTATGGACAAGTTAGACACTAAGGCGGACAAATGAGTTGGCTTGAACAAATAGCCCCCACAATTGCTACGTGCCTTGGTGGTCCTCTGGCAGGATTAGCTGTCACTGCTCTTTCTAAATTGTTTGGCGTAGAGCCTGATCAAGTCAAAGACATGATTGACAATAATAAATTGTCAGCTGATCAAATTGCTGCAGTAAAAGAGGAAGAAATTAAGTTTAAAGAACAAACTCAAGCGTTAGGCTTGAATTTTGAACAGCTCGCAGTGGAGGATAGAAAAAGTGCTCGCGACATGCAAACAGTTACTCATTCTATTGTGCCTCCTACTCTTTCTATTCTTGTTACTTTTGGGTTCTTTGGCATACTTGCCTATCTTATGCTTCACCCTGCTGATACTCAGAATACACCCTTAATGATTATGTTGGGTTCACTCGGCACTGCCTGGACAGGTATCATTGCGTTTTATTTCGGTTCCAGCGCGGGTAGTCAAAAGAAAGATCAAATGTTATATAACTCTCAACCTACTCAACAATGAACACTAATTTTGACAAGTGTTTAGACATGCTGCTTGATGATGAAGGCGGGTTTGTTAATAATGCAAAAGATCCAGGAGGTATGACTAACCTTGGAGTTACACGTGCTGCTTGGGAATCTTTTGTAGGTCGCGCATCTTCTGAAAAAGAAATGCGTAACTTAACTCGTAAATCAGTAATTTCATTTTATGAAAAGAAATATTGGGATGCCTGTAAGTGCGATGATTTACCTTCAGGTATTGATTACTTAATTTTTGATTTTGCAGTTAACGCTGGTGTAGGTACTGCTGTAAAACTGCTTCAGAATGTCTTAGGTATTGCTAGAGATGGATCTGTTGGACCTGTTACCCTTCAAAATGTGGATATTAGTGACAAAATAGATCTCATAAGTCGGTATTCATCAGCTAAAATTAAACATTATGAAGATTTACCCACTTTTCCTGAATTTGGCAAGGGATGGCTAAATCGCGTTGAATTAGTCAAATCTAAAGCCTGTTCAATGTTAGGATAGATATGAGCACCGTAATTCCCGCTGCCGCGATGACCTATGACAATTTGACGTCTAATACTCTTCAGTATTTAGAACGTCAAGACCCTGCTGTTGTAAATCAGATTCCAACTTTCATCATGCTCGCTGAATTTGAAATCGCTGAGATGATGAAGTCATTAGGGCAACAACAAGTAGCTCAAGGGGTTATGACAATCGGTAACCCTGTTATCCCTAAACCTGCAAGGTGGCGTAAAACAACTTCATTTAACGTAACTGTAAACAACAAAGTACAACCTGTATTTTTACGTAAGTATGAATATTTACGTAATTATTCACCTAACGGTTCTACCACAGGAACTCCACTTTACTATGCCGATTATGA